AATCCGTTTTTAGTGCGGGGTTCTGCAATTGTCTTAATAAAGATTTCCTGTGCTTCATTCAAAACCCAATCAATTTCAGGTACTTTTAAATTTCTGTACTGTTGGGAATCTACCTTATTAAGTTTGACTTTTAAATCATAATGCATTGCCCTGATATCCATACTGTTTATCTGTTAATTTAACTTCTCAAGAATTTTAGCTTTAATTTCCTGATTCTGAGGATTACTAAAGTACTCAACAACATCATCAATACTGTGTCCAAGAATATCTCCCATATAGAATATACCTGCTCCTTCTTTGGTAAGTACATTTTTATAAAGAGCTTCTACAACCATACCTTTAATGTAAAGATGATTTTTATCCATTTTACTAAACTTCAAGAAATCATTTAAATATTCTCCTTCAATGATTTCAGATATCTTAACATCTACAAATTCATTAGATTGCTTTCTTACTGAAATGTCTAAGATAATTTGTACAAGAGATACCTTTTGTTCTTTGGTAAGTTTATCAAAAACTTTATATGCTTCTTTCTTCTTATTCAATTTATGAGCTTCAATCTCAATGTGTTCTGATTCATCATACAAAATGTGAGTAGCTTGTGGCCATTCTCCATCTTGAAATTCTTTTTCAGAATTAGCTACAAATGGTGAAGCTTTGTAATTTTTTACCTTAATAAACTCTAATGGTTTTGTTATATCTAACACTAAAGTTCTATTAGGAAATCTTAGTTGTGCAGGTTTAGTTGCCCAAAATGGATGTGGTGAGTTAGGATTAAAAGTATCACTTAAATCTATACCCATCAATTTACCATACTTATCTGCTTCTTCTTCTGTAAGTCCTGTATCTAATTTACCTGTTTTAGAATTATACAGTACTTGTGAACTATGGTCTTGAGTAAATGCATCTTTGCCTTCTTTACCATGCCATTTTTTAGTTTCAATTGGTCTTAACTCTACAATATTCGGATTTCTCATACGTATTATTCTGTTTATTAAATATAAAAATAAAGGGGGAGGGATTAACTCCCCCTATTTATTCTAAGAACGTGAAAGTATTAATTCACCACAACGAGAAACATCTTCCATGTGGATACCACACTGATCTTTAACGTGCATTTCATAATAGTCACCTGAGTGAGAAGCAAGCTTGTTGTTTACAGGGCCATAAGGTGTAACCAAACCTGCTGTGTAAATCAATGACATACCACCTTTTTTCTTGATACGTTTTACATTAGATTCACCTTTTTCACCTGAGAAGTCAAGGAAAGTAAATCTCATTGATTCAGTAGGATAACCAGTAACAGGGTCAATTTCAAAGTTAATCTCTCTGTCATCATATAGTGGGTTGTGAACTAATTCAAGTTCAGCACCATTTGCCATACGATATTTGACATATTGATAACCTGCAACCAAACCATTTTCATGGTATTCAGAAGTACCTTTTTGGATAAACAACTGATCAACAACTTGGATGAAACCTTTTTTCTCCATCCAATCCTGAATAGCACGATGGAAGATAATCATACCATATTCACCTGTAAATGCTTTGATTTTACGTTGTCCACCTGGCTTTACACGAGAGTAGAAAATGTCCATCAAATACTCTTCAATCAGAGTTGCAGTAAGGTGAGTATAACGATGTACGTGAGAGTCTTCAAGTTGTTCTTGAATACCAGGGCCTGAATAGATAGGTCTACCATTAGCACCAAGTACAGAATCTGTACTACGAGAATACCAATAACCTCTTTCAAGTTCCTTGTACCACTGCATCCAATATTCAACTTCAGCATACTTAATCCAAGTATCATGCATCTTACCCTGTGGATCAGGAACTTTAACTGCAAGTACTTGATTATGTGCATCACCTGTTACCTGATACTTTTTACGGAAACGTGAAAGTCTGTTTTTCAAAGTAATAGGAAGTGAGTACTGAGTAGAACCTGACTGTTCACCTGCTTCTTCATACTGAGAAAATAGCTTTGCCCATTGAGTACCCGGACTCAAGTAAGTAACAGGAAGAGAATCAGCAGGATTATCTGACATTAAACGTACTACATAAATCCAACCTTTACCATGTCTGTAAGGTTCTTCTTGAATACGAACCTGATACTTTTTATTAGTAGTACCTGGGTGAATAATATCACCTGGAACAAACCAATTTTCATCAAGTTTAATTTTGAAGTTTTGTTTGAATCTACCTGGAGTAGTATTACTTGATGGTTCTACATTTTCAACAATAACCAATGGTCTTGTAGAACCTGTTCTCAAACCCCATTCCCATTCATTAGATGTAATCTCTTCTTCCTTTGCAGTAGAAGACAAAATGTAAGTCATAGGATTATCTGAGTAACGAGTAGCTGTAAACAACTTAGTCATTACTGATTCAAATACGTGTGGCTTTGCAATTAAAGCTGCACCCAAGTGATTGAGGTCAGTCATATTTGCATGCCAAGGCATTTGCTTTGTAATCAGCTTATTATTTAATTGTGCCATTTTTTAATAATTTGTTTTAAAATCTAAAAGTAATCTACCAAGCCTTTATTGTGAGAACCTTTTATGCCATAATTAGAAGACTTAGAACTGTTTAGTCTTTGTTTAGTTTCCTTTATTACTTCAGTTTTAGCTTTAGCCTTAATGTCTTTAACATCAAAATCTGAAGAAATAATTTTAGCTAACAAAATCATTTTTTCTTTGTCTTTGAAAACATTTTGCAAATCATTTTGAAACTGAGTAAGAAATTGATTGTTACCAACTTTGACTGCTGCTTTAGTCATATATGGATGTAAATCTTTCTTATCTTTTGGTGTAAGTGCCCAATCCTTAATTTCAGTATTGTTATCAATCACCTTTTTTAAATCTGTAATGAGTTGCTTTCTATTATCTTCTTGTTGTTTAGCTGCTACCTTTTGATTTGCTAACAACTTTTCTTTATACCTTTCTCCTTCTTGTTCAAGACTATCACTATACTTTTCAGCATACTTACTCATCTTACCTGTTTCTTCTAACCACTGAATTTTATCATCAACCTCATCTTCATCCATTTCTTCATAAGTACGATAATAGTACTCTAAAAACTTCTTCTGAGATTTTTCATTAGTAATATCAAGTTCAGGTACTTTAGAAGTTTCACTGTAAAACTTAAAAAACTCCTTAGTGTTACCACCTTCTTTTTTGAACTTTAAAAATGCTTTTGCATCTTCATCAAGTTCATCCATAAAAGCCTGAATAGTTTCATCTAATCTTGCTTCTATTTCTTCTTCCTGTAACTCTAAGAATTTTTCTTCATCAATGTCATCTTCAGTTTCTACACTAATAATTCCTTTTGATTTAAGAGTCTTATATAAATCTGCCCATTGTGAATCACCACTAAAAGCTGTCTTTACTTCTTCATCCTGTTCAAAGAAATTATCTTGTTCTGTTTCTTTTTCTTCTTTATCGTCTAAGTTTTCTACATCTTCATCAACTACTTCTTTTACCTTCTTTTCAGGCAAAACAGTTGGTTCAGATTTAACTTCAAAGAACTCTTCATTATTATCCCAATTAAAGTCTACTAATGATGTTCCTGTTTCTTTTACTTCATTAATCATAATAACACAAATTTAAGTTTGAAAATTAAATATTTTTCAGTTTGAATCTGAAACTTTTTCTGACTTGTTTAATTACCTTTTTTATTAATCTTCTTTTTCTCTAACTCTATTTTCTTAGCATCTGTTTCTTTTTGGTGTTCAAATTTCTTTTCATCAAGTGCTTGTTTTCTCATTTTAAGATCTGCATTAACACCTTCTCTTGCAACTTCTATTACATCTATCTCTCCATCATTGTCAGCATCTTTATCCATTGCAAAACCTAAAGACATAATAGTTTGTTTTTGAACCTCTCTATTTGTCTTCTCTTTTTCCTTCATCATTTCAGTTTCTCTATTGTATGCCATTACTTCTTTTTCATGTGCTAATGTCTGTTGTTGCATTTCCTGTTGTTTCTCTAACTGTTGCATTTGTGATTTTTCCATCTCTTCTCTTTTCTTAGCTTCAGAAGTTTCAAGCATTTCTTCAGCTTCTTGAACACCTTCAGCTCTAATAACTTTAACAACATCACTTAAGTCTATTTTCTGTGACTGCATAGCTGCATGAGCAAGTTGAGATACAAGTTCTTTTACTTCATGTGCTTTAGATGAGTTAGATATAAAAATACCATAACTTGAATTATCTAACAATTCTGCATCAATAGTAAGAAGTTGTCTTGAAAAGTCATCTAAGATATAGTAAAGTTTCTGATTAGGTTTTTCAGTATAGGCTACTTTAGCACATTCTACTAATCTTTGAAGTACATTTCTTTTAACAACATTGTGCAACTCAAATATAGGTTCTAAAATATGAGAACTCTGAACCATTGTTTGCTTAGTATTTGTTACAGCAGCATTAGGTCCAATTTGTCCTTCAGCTTCAGGGGGTAGACCAATAGACACCCCAGCTCTCCTTTCAATATATTCAGCTAAGTTAATATATTTTTGAATATCAGAAGCTAAAGACATATCTATTTCTTTAACAGCATTAGTTATACTTCCATCACCTTTATTACCTTCTTCATTAGGATTCATAAATCCTATTTTAGAAGATTCCATAAAGTATAACCATTTCTCAGTATCAATACCTGCACTTTCAGGAATCATACCAATATTCATTAGCATTATCTTACCTTTATCTGATGCCATTAACAGTTCTATCCTATACATAATAATATTATAATAGTACTGATATGCTTTAATCCTATCAATAACAGAAGTAGGTAATGAGTTAGTACAATCCATTACTCCACCAATATAAGGCAACTTACAATAGTAAAGATTAGATATATCTTTAAACTGACCTGGTACAGGTCTAAGGGAAACATAAATACTTTGACCAATTTTATATCCTTCATAAACTTCAGGAATCCATTCCCAAGTTACTGAAATATCTCCTTGAGTTTTATTAATAGTGTAACCTTCATCTACAATAGACTCTTGTATTTCACCATTCTCATCAGTATATACCAAAAACCCTATCTTTCTTAAAGCCTTCCAAGTAGCATGCACTACCCTTACTGTCCAACCATCATCTTCTTTATTGATGTTAAAAGAAAAGTTAGCATCAATAACATGATTAACATTCTGAGTATAGTAAGAGTAAACCTTATCTATATCATCTTCTGAAAGCTCATCACCAAAATAAGATATTACTTGTGATGGTGACATTCTATATACACATACTGCCCATTCACCATCTTCAATGTATTCAATATCAGGTGATTTATCATAATCAAAATATAGTGGATTAACTACTGTCATTACAGGTTCATCATTCATTATACCTACCCAAAAAATTTCTTTAGCAGATATATTAAGATGCTTAAAACCTAAGTTAAACTTAGTAGCTATATTTTCTTTTTGTACTAAATACTCAAGTAGTTGATGTGCAAGTGCTTCAGCAGGATCCTGATGTTCTCTTTGCATATACTTCCTAACTTCTTCAGGAGTTTTAGCTTCTAACTCCTGTTCTATTTGTTGCTGTATTTGCTGTTGTTGTTCAGGAGTAAGTTCTTTACCTTGAGCTTCTGCTTGTTTCTTCTGCTCTATCTCAGTTCTAATAGGTTTCATTATTTCTGAAATTACATAATCCCTAAGCATACCAAATTCAGTTTCCTCTCTTCTTGTAGTAGCTTCTTCATTAACTGCTAACACTTTCCAAGAAAAAGGTCTTTTCATTTCCATACCTAAAAGCACCTTTATCTTAGGTGATATAATATCCCTATTAACAAAGTTAGCAGGTAACTCACCTGCCTGTGCACCAAATGGTTTAATTACATATTCAAAATCCTTAATATTAATAATATTATTAAAGAGATCGTAATTAACTTTCATTCTTTTATAATCTGATACACTGTTAGCATCAAATGTATCAAATCCTGAACCATTAAATCCTATCTGTGCAAAAGATCTTTTATCTAAAAAATCTAAATTCTGTTTATACCATTGTTTGTCATCTTCATCTTTTTTTGCTCTTGTAAGTCTATGTTTTGGCATAGCTACATTATAATTGCCTGTATTACTCATGATTTTTTATACCAATTTTTAAATGAGTTTAGTAATGATGTTGCAGCTTTATTTTTACCTGTATCTTCATCCCACTTCTTTTCTCCTTCTTCTTCTAATTGAAACATGATCATCATAAATGCCATTACCCTATCAAAGTTTCCTTTCCTATTAAACAGTATTAATTCTTCCAAAAGTCCGGGATCTGAAATTGTGTCCAAATTTAATATTTTATTTCCAAATTCATCTACATCTCTCTCTCTTAATAACCATTGTTTTATATATTTTGCTCCTGCATCTTTTAATTGATCATTCATGTGAATGCCAAACACCCTTGCTACCTTAGAATTTCTAATATTTTTAGATATTACAGCATCAGGTTGTGCAGCTAATAAATGTAATTTTCTTTTCTTTTCAAAGTAAGATTTAACATCTCTTACCATATTCTCATGCATTATTTCTGCACTATAAAGTTCTGCTAACATCTCTACAACTCTATGTGTATCATCAGCAGTATTCATTCTTCCTACATAATTAGCCACTATCATATCTCTACTGTAAGAAAATGTAGAGTGACCTTTATAAACATATACAGCACCTAATGATGAACCACTACTTTGATCCTGTTGATAAGGGTCATATCCAATCTTATATAAACCTTTAGGTGCATTAGGTATAGGGTATTCAAATATTGTTGGTGCACCACTAAGATTAAGTGTTTTTGGTTTATAATGCCAAACAGGTTCTAACTCATTCTTTAAATCAGGTATAGCTCTTACCTTAGTATCTTCTCCTCTTATAAGACTTACTGCCTGTCCTTTCTTATCATGTAACTTTTCTCTTTCTACAATGTTTAATCTATTACGAAGTTCAGTAATAGGGAAGTCATTAGTTGATACTGTAAGAAAAGCTTCACTTGGTTTTAATGGATATTCCTGTACTCTCTTTTGAATAACACCAGTACCATTAGAAGAGTTCTTTAATATCTTTGCTCTTTCTACCAACTCATATTCAGTAGCTTCTTCTACCTGAGAATTACCTTGTTTATCATAAAAACCATCCATATTCCAAAATATAGGATGAAAGAATCCACACTTTGTATTCTCTGCATTGTCATCCCATACATTAGTAAATGGTAATAAGTTATAAGTAGCAGGGTCATAAAACATTTCAGCAAAATCAATAGTACCACCTTCCATATCACCACCTGTACCAAATATAATAATCTGTCCTGTTATAAACTTACCTGCTTTTAGTGTAGGTTCAGTAGCCATATATGAACTTTTAAGATTAGGAAACTTACCTGCTTCTTCTAACAGTACATAAACAGCATCTTTACCACGAGCAGCATCAGGATTATCTGCAAAAGTAACTGCCATTACCTGAGAACCATAACCTTTCTCAATGGATACACCATTAACTACTTCTTTAAATGATGCCTTTCTATGATCTTGTTTATCAATAAAATCTCTATTCTTTCTCCACCCGGTATGTTGATTTAAAAAGTTAATATAGTCACTTGCCATACCCATTGTTCCTTCAGGGTATAAATATTTCTTTTCAAATGCACCAATAATAGACAATGAATCTCTTGTATTATTATACTTATTAACTACTTTAGAACCATTCTTATAAGAGTAACCTTTTCTTCTTGATTTACCTACAATAACATGTCTACCACCATCAAGAAATTCTTCTTCAATAGTAATTTGAAGATTAAGATCTTTATAATCCTGTAGTGTAATACCATTATAAGCTATCTCACTTGCCCAATAATAATTATAATCACCATCCCAAAAGTCAGGAAAACCATCTAATTTCTTAGCTTTCCTACCTGCTGCATTTTTCTCTACCCTCATAATAGGACAGAAGTTAAGATAAAAGTAATGATCACCTGTTATCTTAACTCCTCCTACATCATATCCTTCAACTGTCCTTCTAAGTTGTTCTTCCCAATATATCTGCCATGATGGTGAACCCCAAGGGTCAGGACAATAATAACCATATTTCTCAAAATGCCTTGCTTCTTCCCTAAATACTTCTGTATTAACCCAGTGTCCATTAGGATTTCTTACTGATTCTACTTTCATACAGTTTATTGTGCAGGAGCTGCTGTTACATATTTCAATCTATAAAGAGTGTGAGCTATAAGTTGACTCATTTCATCAACCTGATTTAGAATCCAAGTTTCCTTAAACATAGATTTAGCAGATTCTACCTGTTTATACAAACCTTCAAAGTAAGATACAAGATTAGATATACCTGATGCCTGAAATGACAGAGTAAGTTGACCATGTACTGCCATTACTGTTTCAGCAAATGTATCAAGTAAACCATCTAAAGCATCATAAAACATTCCAAGTGCTTCATGTGAAGCTGAAGATTTTACTCTTTGCTCTATATGACTAATGTGAGCATCTTCTTTTGCTTTAAAAAGCATAGATATAAACTTAGAACATGACTCATGATGCTTCTGTGAAGAAGACTGTGAAACTTTGTTTGATGTAGAATCATCAAATGCATCAATAAAATTGTTTTTCATCTTTCAAATTGGTTTATCTCTTTACCAGCTTTGGTTTTAGAGGATTCATAAATTTCCTGCTCAACTCTTTCCTGTAAATCTGACATAGATCTAAGTACTTCATTAGCAGATTTTAATGCAGCAATAACTTCTCCAATCTTATACACAGGTAATCCTTTATCATTTCTTTCACTAAAATCAACACTCTGAAAGAAATTAATAGTTTCTTCTATACCTGCTTTAACAGCCTTAAAATACCTCATAGATGGTGAAGCATCAGATAACCATTGATTGTAAGTTTCAATAGCATTAAATATGAGTGTATCAGGTTCCCAACTTTCATCTTTCCATAAACCTTTTATCACCTTACTTTCTCTTTCATCTTCCTTATAACCTGAATAAGGATTATTCTTCTTAGGTGACACCACAAAATAAACATAAGAAAATTCTCTTATTGCATTATCCTTATGCTTAGTAGTATCTCTATCCCATATTTCCTTAAAAGGAGATATAAGTAAAAGTTCTTTAACAGGTTTAACAAACGAATTATGTACTTCAAATATCTCTACCATGTTAAAAAATATTTTCTTCAGGAACATCAATATCTCTTAACCATGATGGTACATCAAAACTTGGACAAGCCTTATTTGCTACTTGATGATGCCCTAAGATTTTGATTTTAGGATGTAATTTTATAGTATCAAATACTTCTTTAATGAGAGTATTAGTCTGTTCAGGAGTACGTGTATCTTTTGGTATTTGCCAATTAACTTTTTCAGCTCCACCAACATACACAATATGCCTACAATTATTATTAAACCCAAGTGCACCAAAAGTTACTTCAAATCCTTCTACTACAGCATTCTCATTAACAGGATTAATAACAGTAGTAGAGCCATCAAGATGCACCATCTTATAATATCCACATTTAGACCAACCTCTACCTACCATGGTTCTAATAGGCTTATTATTAATAAACTCTTGTGGAAGTGCATTCCTATTAGGGTAAGTTTTACCCTTATATCTTACACCACCTATAATATCAGCAGGCCCCATATGTGTTTCTTCAATAGCACCTTTAGTCCATTCTTGTCCTTCTCTTGAAGCAGTACAATGTATCATCAAATACATCAACTTATTACCCAATACAGAAGTCTTATTATTAAGTGCTTCCCATGTCATAGGTCCTACTACACCATCTTGTGATAAATTAGCAGCTTTTTGAAATTCTTTTACCGCAATAAGTGTAGAAGAATCAAACAAACTATTAATAGGAAACTTGTAAAGTCCTGTTTCTCTAAGAGCTACCTGTAACTGTAATACAAACTCTCCTTTACTACCATATTCTAATCTCATAATTTTATTTTTTAATTACACCTTTAATAAACAACACCTGTTTTGAATTATCATTAAAAGTTACAGTAGCAGTCTTTGCAACTTCCATTGTTTTTTGACCAAGTTTTTCTAAATGCTTAGGAATATCTGTAGTGGTATATTTTAAAATAACCTCATTAGATCCTTTATTATACTTTGAAGTAGTACAACCACAAGCTACAGCTATTTCACTAATAGTTAATGCACCTGAGTATTTAAAAGTAGCTTCAATAGTAGTTTTAGGTTTAGCATTACCAAAATCATGAACTGTTTTATTCCACATCTCTAATAGTTTTTTTAAAGTTTTTCCAATTTGAAGCAGACATCATTACAGGATAACATTTACCATGACATTCCTTGTTACAGAGAGTAAGTGCAGGTATAGAGCACTGACAAATCTTACATTGTCCTGCAAGATAACAATCTTTATCCATTACTTTCATCCTATATTCAAACTGTTCCTGAATATGTTTCCTTATTAGAAACTTAAATTTAGAATAATAGAGCTTTTCTCTTAGATGCCCTTGAAAATAATAGTAAACATCACTTAATGGTATTTCTCCTTTCAGCAACTTTTTTAAATGATTCTTCATATTTGCTTACATAATTAGTTAATATATTCAATTGCTTTACATACATATCATCTTCCCTAATATTGTAATTTTGAGCTGCTCTAAAATCAACATCACACTTTACTTCCTTTAACTTAGCAAGTATAGGTGTAGGAAATATTTGAAAACTGCCAAAACCCTTTAACCTTATATTAGGTAAATCTTCACCAATCATCTTTTGTCTAAAATACTTAAAAGAATCAAGGACAGTAGAATGAAAATCATCTTCAGTCAAATTAGGGTATAATTGTTTTACCTTTTCATAATACTGACTAATCAGCTGATTTCTCTGTAGTGCCATAATCCTTATTTATAACCTGTAAATAATAATCCTGACTTACATCATTAGGAATAAGCATCTGCAAAATAGTATTAGAGTTAGTGACAAATCCTTTAGCCTTTAAACTCTTAATGTAATTAGATAATCCTGCATCAGATAAATTAAGTTCAGACCTTATCTTCTTTTTAGCAGTAGAACCAAACCTATCTTCAGCAATATCACCTTGCAACATCATAAAAGAAGCAAGTACTTCAATCTCCTTTGGTGTTAATTTATTACTGGGAATCAGGGCATTAATAATAGACAAATGTACAATGTAATAATCCTTGTTAGGTAATACTAACTTCTTACTTAGTGCTTTCATATCTTTCAGTTTTTTCTTTAATATTCTTTAGATACAAATGTAATTCTTTTTCACTTGTAATTAAAGGGTTCTAAAAAATTTTTTATAAAATTTAAAAATAGGTGTGTTTCATTGATGTGTGAAAAAATTTTATAAAATTTAAAAATTGGTCTGAATAATAAGTGTGTGATTCCCCTTAAAAAACACCCCCCTTAATTTTTGGTTCAATTCAATACCCCTACCCTTCGGGATAGTGGTCTAAATTGAGCCACAAAATTAAATGTCCTTAGCAGGACACTCCCCTTTATGTTTGGTACAATAGTTTGTTGTACCTTAAAGCCTTACACAGATGGCTCAGTTTATTTCAATCCAGGAGTTCAAGGAAATCACAGGTGTGTCTTCCTTCAAAAGAGTACTTAACCCTGCAACAGGTAAGTATTCCTTACTATTGGATAATGGCAAGTTTGCCAAGGTCCAACAGGACTTGGACACAAGCAAGGATATGATATTCATCATCGGTGAC